TTTCATATAATTTTCTCGCCAAAGCATTTTTGAATTTCATATTTTCAACATCTTCTTCTTTTTCGTAAACACAACAAATCTGCTGAATTAAATCCAAAACTTGCGGTAAATTCTCTTTGGCAATAACACCTCGGATATTATCGGTGTCAACCGCATCAGATTCCTCAATATCCTCTTTGAGTAATATAAAAAAGCCCTCTTTAAGAATGACGGGTTCAACGAAGAAAAAATTGAAAATCTCTAAAAATAGTTTTGTTAATGGTTCTTCTTTCATTATGACATCATATAATGCCATTTCATCCTGTTCTTTCTCCGTCAATGATTCCCAATAAGTCTTACCGTCATCTCCTTTTACCTTGGTATAAAAAGTTTCAGGACTCATTTTTATAAGAAATTCATAATACCCAAACTTATCAAATTTGAGTTTAGCAATCTCTCTTAATGTGGGATTCCTTAATGTACCAATAGACAGTGTAATCGGTTCGGGGCATAAAATCGTACCGTAATCTAACCGCATTAGCGGAAATTGGGGACATCAAATGTCATAATGACCCCATAAAATCTTTTGTCATTGAAAATGTCCACACTGTCAAGAGACAATTTTCCAATACCGAAACTGTTTGCTGTTTCTTCATCGTTGATTAAGCAATCCTCAATCATTTGTGATAATACATCCGCTCTATTGCCATAATATCCTTCAATATATTCATCTCCGTCAAGAATGTCTCTATGGCAAATTGCATATAAGACAACCTTGCAGGTTTTTACATTTGACCTTAAAACCGGAAGTATAACATCATAAAAAATAAATGATTCAGTTGCAGTAATCGTATCATCTATAAACAAATGAGATTTAACGTGTTCTCTAAATAACTTTCGTATATCATTTGTGCTTTTACCGGCTGTATCACCTAATAATAAGTTTTTTATATTTGTGCTTTTATAGAGAGCAGTATGTATCTCGTTTTTGAATTTACCACGGTCAGCCGTGGTTTTTGATTTAGCCATTTAAGATACCTCCTTACATAAAAGCCTTAATCTGGACGGTGATTTTTGCCTCATCATATCCATCTGCACACAATGATAACTCAAATGATTTATTGATAAGTTTCCTATTATTAACAGAAATGCAAATTGAATTTTCAACATATTCAATGTCTAAACTATCAACAAACTCACAGTTAATGTCCCATTGTGGTGTTACATTGGTCACGTTTCCTTCTGAATCTGAAAACCGAGCGGTAAATACGCTTGGTTCAAGGCTGTTGTAAATAATCGGCTCATCACACTCAATCGAACATGATAAAACAGGTATTTTATCATCTGTTTCCTCATCCGGTTCTTCGCAGAGCCAATAACCAGTTCCATCTATAACATAGTAACCATCTTTTTCGTGTTGCTCATCCTGGTAAGCCATAAATTCAGAGTGACCGCTATCTTGATAGTTGTAAATCACATTATCCATACGGGTTAATTCGTATGTAATAAGTTGTTTTGACGTATCAACGGTTGTCCCATTCGGAAAGTTCTTTTCATATATTTTGCAACGCATATCAATGATAAATCTTTGCTTATGCGGTATTAACAAACATTCATCATCACAAGGAGTCAATATCATCAATTGGTCGCTTCTAACAAACATATATCTATCGCTTGTTTCGCCGTTGTTGTACTGTGAAGCCGAAGATGCACTAATCCATCTTTGAATGATGTCTCCGTTACTGTTTTTCCATGTCAGTAAGTAGTTGCATAGTACCAAGACAGCCTTTTCATACATACCATTGTCATCTACTAATCCAACAATCAACCAATATCTGTCTTTATAGTACACATATTGTCCAGCCTCAAAAGTTCCAATTGGAGCTAAAATTCTTCTTGTGATTGAATTGAGTTTTGTATCTTGAACATTTCCTTGAACAATAACTCTTGCTTTTACTCTTTGCGTAAGGTCATAGTTACATACTTCAACATTCGTACCAAGAGAAGAAGCTAATGCTTCACTAAAAGCGTCTGATGCAAGTGCATCAAAATCATCACTCTCAAAACCACTAACTGTATCGTGGTCAGTGTTCATCAAGTACCAGTCTTGTGCCATATAAAATCACCGCCTTACTCATAAGCGGTGGGTTTTTGATTTGCTACCATTAGACTACTTTTAGAATCACAATATTCAAGTTCGCTCTTGGCTGCCGTTTTAGTATGTCCCGCACCATCAATACTAATATCTTTTCCAACTATTGATATTTGTTTATTAACCCTCGAAACCTCTCGTTCTTGATAATACTGCTTCATAAAAGCAGCCAAAGTATCAATAACATATTGGTCGAGTTCAGAACTAAATGTTTTCAATTCCGAATCAAAGGTTAAGGGGTCGAGTTCAACAGAATATCTGCCGACTGCCTTTTTCAACCAAAGCAGTTCGAGTGCTTCTGGAATAACAACTTTGTCCTTAAATGAAGATTCAAAACTATCAAAAACCTCTTGTGCCGTTGTATTCATCATAAGCACCTTCTTTCTTGGTTTTCTTAAATCTTATAGCCGGTATAATTAGAAGCAAGCACCATTTTTCTATAATCGTTCAAACCAAGTCTCTTAATCGTTTCGATAAGAGCATATTTTTCGGCTCTCGTCTGAATATAGACTGGCAAATTCTTCTCAAAATCTGAATCGCTCATTTCAAATAATTTCTTCACTGTATCATCAGTAAACACAAGTTGCGGTTCACCGTCATCCTCAAATCCGACTAACTTACGAGTAGGAGAATCCTCAATATATAGAGTTGCATGACTTCCTTGACCGTCTGTTCCAACAAAAAGTTTGTTCCCGCTATTGATTTGAGCCTGAACCTCATTCCTGGATAATCTTTGTTTACCATCTTCTGCAATAACAATGTCACCAACACCATCATGCAATCTCGCAAATGTTACTTTCCAACCAGCAAGATTTTTAACAGTAACTTTTGCATCAAGATTTAATTCTTCTTCTGTAACCGTTGGCTTATTTGACTTTGTTTCAGTGCTTGCAGTATTAGCCGCTCCCGCAGCCCTGTTAGTTGTACTTCTTCCTGCCATATTTCAATACCTCGTTTCAATTATCATTGTGTTTGATTTCAACTAATTTTATGTTTAACCTCATTATAGAGTTTAATAATATTATCTAAACGCTCGGATTTACGGAATACCCAATATCTATTCTGACTTGCAGAATTGATTTTAGATATATAACACACTTCTCCAAACGCACTTAAAAAATGATATAATCGCAAAGAATAGCAATAAAAATTAACATTGTTTTCCATTAGATTTTTCTCCTGCGCTTTAATAAAGAATGGGCGGTTTTAAGGTTGCCGCCCACAACCTATATTGGTGTAGATTAGTCTAATCCACCAACGTTTTCGTCATAGATAACACCGATACGATGTTCCTGACCCTTCGCAACGTCAGCAGCCACTTCGAGGTCGAATCTTGTTTCAACCTTACCAGTATGAACGTTATTGCCTGTGAACGAAGTAAGTCCACCACGAGTCCATGTAGCAATAGGAGATTTCGCACCAGTAGGAACGACAAAAGCAAGACCAGCGGGAAGCAGAGTCTCAAAGTTGCTACCATCTGCGTTCAACTCATACTCATTATATGGATTTGGCATTTCCGCAAGCAAAGCACCATTATATGTTGCAAGCAAGCCAGTCTGCGCAATTTCGTTCATAGCCTTTTCAGAGATACCATTAATGGTAATTGGAGAACCACCAGCCGGTGTCCATCCACCATGATAACCAGCCCACGGGGTAAACTGTGAAAGAACAGCATAATCACCGATAACGGTTGGCTTGCCGTTTCTACGGACATTAGTAAGAACCGTATCAACACCAGCCTTCGTCAGACCAGCAGCGGTAAGGTCATACTTAACTCCTGTCGCAGCGTGAATAGCATCATACACCTTATTCACAACATAGAGCATAGCACGGTTGCGGATGTCGGTCTTAACCATAGCAAGACCTTCATTTTCCTTGCTCATGTCGCCAAGGGCAACTCTACGATAATCAACAGCATATCCACCAGAAATAGTGGTTGTACCAACAGGATAGATTTCCTTTGTGGTAACAGGGAACACAACGTCTCCACCAGCAGCCTGTTTGCGAGAACGCTCACCGGCATGGTTATAAACCTCGCGTTCAATTGTTTCGTCATAACCAACATTCTTGTAAGAGCCGAAGATGCCGAGCAACTTAATTTCTTCGAGAATAGGAGTCTCAATAACGAAACGTCTTAATGTGTTAAGTTCAGCAACAGCACCGAAATCGCCGTTCTCCGCACGCGAACCTAATTCTTTGATATAAGCAACGGCTTTGTCAGCTTTCGCACCGAATCTATCAAGAGATTCGCCGTTTACCATAGCAGAGAATACTTCCACAACAGGAGAGAACTTGTTGAACTTGCCATTAAAAATATCCGCATCTTTGCGGAGATTGTTAAGTTCATATGTAGTATTCATAATATTAACTTTCCTTCCTTTCTATAAGATTTAATTATTCAGTCTCATCAGAAGCAGGCTTCCAAGAAGTTCCATCAAATTTAAGAACCTGTCCGCTTGTAGCACCAGTTGTATCAACATCTGTCAAACCAGCAAGTGTAGTAGCACCAGCAGTACCAGTAGCATCAGCAACGATAACAGTAGCCTTAACAGCCTTTTCGGTTAATCTGCACTTGTCAGTAATCTTGAAGTACACACCAGAAGCAGGAGCTTCCGCAGTAACTTCGAGTTTGCCGTTAGCATCAACCTTCAAGAGAGTCGTGCCAGCAACAAGGTCGGCATATGTTTTGCCAACAGCATAAGCAATATGCTTCTCATCAATAACGAGTTTCTGACCTTCAAGTGATTTCACAAGATGACCATTCAGATATTCACCAGCAGCGAGAGTAACACCATCAACATAAGCGTTATCGCCAGTGATTGTGTTCGCCACAAGATATAATTCACCGTTATAGGTGATAAAAGTATAATTAGCAACCGCAGAGTCGAGTTTAATTGTTGGCTCAACAACAACGCGGTCAAGCATTCCAATAGTTTCGAGCTTAATCATATCAATATATCTTCCTTTCTATTATTTTGTATTTATTAAAAAATGTTAGTATCTTCGGTGGAAGCAGGTGTGGTTTCAATCACGCTAAAAATGTCCTCAACAGTCGCATTTTTAGCAGCGTTCTGTTCTGCAACAACGGCAGCAGCCGCTTCTTCACGAGCTTTCTTACCAATACCAATTAAGATTTTATCAACAACAGAGTTGATTTCGCTTTCCACAGGAGCAGCGTTAAAAGCATCAATTTCAGCCTGTGCATAAGTCTTTTCCTCATCGGAGAATTCAGCAATAGCAGCATTCAATTCACCGATGCGTTCTTTCGCTCTGGCTTCACCGAGAGCCTTTTCAAGAGCCTGTTTTTCTTCCCACAGCGCATCCCATTTCTTGTTCAGTTCGTCCCATTCAGCCTGTAAAGCATCGAGAGCAGCCTGAATTTTCTCGGAACTCGCAATGGCTTCGTTCTTCTCATTTGTGATTGTTTCAATTGTCTGATTCAATTCGGCAATTTTGCTTTCACAATCGGTTTTGCACTGATTGATTTCAGCAACCTGATTTGTATAAGCAGAAACAGTCTGTTCAACGAGAGCTTTGATTTCAGCATCAGTCATTGTTTTTGTTTCCTCCTTATGTTCATTTAGTTCAACTAATTGTGCTGTCTTGTCACTTGGCGCAATCCCAAGGAGAGCATAGCCAGAATGTATGAATTCAGTTGGGATTCTTCCTTTTTCTTTGTAGCCATACTTATATAGAATGCCATCGTTGTCGGCAGTCCGCATAATTTCTACGCTACCACACGGAGAAATCCCATTTGCGATATTCTCATCTAATTTTTCACATAAATTGTGATAACAAGAACTGTCAATTTCTCCAACGCCGATACAGGCTGTAATCGTTTCTCCGGTTGGAAGTTCAACTTCGTCAATATATCCTTCCTGGAAAGTTCCGATAACAGTCGCGTTTTCAAAAATAGGAACACCATCGACAATATCCGTCATACCGTGTCCGCACAATTCTGTTCTTTCTTCATCGAGAAATTCACATCTCAAACTCATACCTTGAATGCTCGGCAATGCCTTCTCACAATACTCTTTAAGCCAGGTGATGCCGTTAAGGTTATATTCAGTACCAACTTCATTTTCTTCATCAACACAACTATCAGGGTAAATCTGGTACAATATCGCTTTGAATTTGCGCCTACCATTTTGACCTTTTTTCGATTCACTAAAAATCTCAAATGTTTTCATCCATTCTTCACCACCTTTCTTTTAGGATTGCAATGTATATAAAAAAGATGTTTTATCATCTTTTTTAACAATATAAAAATCCCGCTCTTGGCGGGAGTAGTAATAATTATTTCTTATCTGAAGGTGACGGTAAATCATTTCCGTTATTTGACCTTGATTGAACAGTTCTATCAGTTGGATTATCTGTCTCTGGTCTACCACCTTTATTATCTTTTGCAGAAGCAGTGTATGAAGTCATGTGTACTGGATATTTGTTTTCAATATCATCATCTAATTCTTGGTCTAACAAAGCGAAGAATACATCAGGTGAAATGCCGCAAGCACTCGCCCATAAAGACAAAGAACCCTTACCCTGAAGGTAAAGGTCTTTCATATATCCAACCATAGTGCCTTTATTAACATAAGTCATAGGTAAGTATTTACACTCAACCCAATTCTTTCTATCATCAATAATGTTTTCTGCAATACATTTATTAAGTTCAGCCGCTATTTGCTCTACCCACTGAAAGATTTGAGCAGTAACAAGTTCAAGGTTTGTTTGCTGCGCAGAATAACTTCCTGCACCAACACCATTTAATGCGGAGCTTGCAAAACCAAGAGACAATGCAATCTTATCACCAAGTTTTTCTTCATTTTTAACATCAAAAATATCTGTGTTTCCAACATCTAATGTATTGAGTTTCGTTCCTGCCGAAACAGTAAAGAAAGATGTTCCACCACGGTTATTCTTCTTCATAACAGCACTTTTAACGGTTTCATGCTGTTCTTTTTGCTGCGCCTTTGTAAGAGCGCAAGTACCTTTATTTTGTCCTTCCGGCAATGTCTGATAAATTACCTTGTTATTGATTTCTCCTAAAACATTTCTTTTTGTAGAAGTGAAATAATCATCATATAAAATATCATTAATTGCCGCTAATACCAATGGTCTGCCATATTTCTCTTTGAGTTCACTACGGATTTTATGTACAATGGTTTTCTTGTTATCGAGAATAACCCAATTACCACCTTTGAAACCTTTTTCGGCTTTCCTTTCATGGTAAGCATCTCTGATTTCTTTCGGAAATTTTTTCAGTTTTCGTTCCGTAGTTTCTCCTTGTGCATCATCAAAATAATCCAAATTGAAAGCAATCACATAAGAATTATTTTTTCTTCCGACAATTTCTGTGTATTCAGCAGGGAGAGAGATGATGCTTGCATTCATACCCAATTCATTTATTTCAACAATACTGTTGACATCATAATCATTCAATGCCTTTTCCATTGATAAAGGTCTACCTGTTACTTCAAAATAATAAAAGGCAATACCATCAATCATTCCGCGCCACAAAGCATCTCTGACAATTTCCTTGTCTTTGATTGTCCTCAACGTTGACTCCATAGTTTCTTTATTTTGTCTACGCTTGTTTTTATTTTTTCCGTGGTTGACAATGACCTTATCAAGTGTCGGCATTGCAGTCATATAGTCTACTGTATTCGTGTAAGTTCCGTTTGTTCCGTACAAAATCCTCGATATTTCTCTCAACATTTTATTATTAGCCATAGGGTCTTTAACCAAATCGGCAAGTTGTTCATTTGAATATAAATCAAAAATGTTTAATCCAAAATAGTAATTAGAATAAGCCTGTTGACTTGCATATGAAGAAAACTCATTTACCGGGTTTTGCTGAACACTATTTGTTTCGACAACATTTTGATTGTTGTTTGATTTGTTATAATTCTTTTTCTTTTTATAATAATTTTGTTTGCCACCATTATTTTGAGAATTATTCGGCATCTATTTCCCTCCTTTCTCAATTTATAAATGTTCCATATTCATAATCTTCTCCCGGAGCAATATTTTCCCTCTCAATTAGCGAAGCAAAATAGTTTCCGTATGAGCAGCTTGTATATCTATCTTTTCTGTTATTACCTTGCTCATGGATGATAATAACTCCTGTATCTGGTTTCTTTTCATAAACAAGACTTGTAGACTCACTAATAAGCGCCTGTGTTTCAAAAAACGGCGCTTCATAAAACGCCTGCTCATCCGCATTTGGAGTAGAAACATATTCTTTTATTTTTGGAAGTGTTTCTTCTTTTGCGGTTTCATAATTAACTAAAAATTCTATCCTTTTTTCTGTTAATGTTCTTCTAAACTCCATAGCAATATCACTATTAAGTTTTTGAGAAGCATTTATAACAAAAATACATGGATTTGCACCATCTATCTTGATTCTGTTTGCAACAGCATCATCATTCATACAGCAAAGCGGAGAGTAATAAATGTTTCTTTCGTCATCATATATCTCTCTTGCAAGCATATCATATATAGAAACACCAGCGTTTCTCATATCCAAAACAATATAATCTGCATTAAAATCATCAAACAACTGTCTTATTCGCAATGCTTGTCTAACTGTGTCTCCACCTTGAATTGATTCAATATATGGAACAAGTCTGCGATAACCATTGGACATTTTAACTTCATTATCAGAATCACGAGTATATGTCATAAAATCCGGCAATAATCGCATACAAGTGAATATTGAGTTATCGTTTTTCTTGTTCTCGACAAAAGCCATATCACAAGAAACAATTCTAACTTCATTATTCTGTTTTGGAATATCATATGGATTTTTCTTGTTCAATCGGACATCAATCATTGTCCTTGGATAGAACGGGCGTTTAATAGTTTGATTCTGCTGTAACATTAGATATGTAAAGAAAGCAGATTGGTTCTCTTTTAATCGAGTATTCAAAAATTCCAACTGCCAAGTAATAGGGTCTTGTTTCCTTTTTTCTTTTTGCATTTGGCGTTGGGTTCTAATATTATGTTTTAATGTTATACTTTCGTCAAAGGCGAGCAAACAGCCACCTTGTCCTTTAAGCATACTATCATAAGCACTATCGACTATATCCCACATCCAATGCGGGTCAAGCCAACTTGAACTTATATATATATCAATAGGTTCTTCCTGTAATTCTTTTATTTTCGCATAATATGGGTCAATCATATATGGCGGTTGTCTAATTGTTTGGAAAGGAGAAAGAATACTATCATCAACGTTTTTGTCAATTTGTCTAAATTCTTCTCTAACAACAACATTTGAACGATGTCCACGACCATTTTCACTTGCCGGGACAACAACAATTGTGCTTCCGCTTCTAAAATAAACAATTACTTCATTTTGATTGTCCTTTATTTTTAGAATCTCCTTTTGCAGAACAGGAGACATATTCATAAGTTCATTTCGTATCTTTTCAGATATAATTAACTTACTTTGACCTTTTGTTGCAGATGATAACACTATCTTTGAATGAGGATAAATAATACACCTACAACACGCATATAACGCAATCAAAAACGATTTTGCCGCAGCACGGCAAGCTATGATAACAACAAATTGGCAAATACCCATCAAATACAAGGTAAGTGCCTGATATGGATGTAAATTGATACCAAGATAATCTATTGCAAGACGATGCAAGTTTCGTCTAAAAAATGTATTCCACCTTAAAACATGGTCAACATTTCTTTCATTCCCTAAAAAACTTGTGCTTGGAAATTTAGTATAAAGTTCCTTTTGCTTATCATCCGCATAACGGCTCTTATATGTTTTCGTCTGTGTCTGTGTCAATATACTCATCTTCGTCACCGACATCTTTTACATAGAATTCCGTATCACGGTCATTAGTACCGTGCATTAAATTGCGGAGAGGGCGAAGCACAAATCTTTCAATATAATCTCTGAAATTATCATGGTCTTTATATAATTCTTTATTTTTGTAGTATTCTTCCGGCGTATATTGAGATATTCTTGCATTCCATACACCGAGACAATCATCACCATTTGCTTCAACATCACTGGCGATTTTAAGACCTGATTTTGAAAATGTAGAATTATAATATTCTCCCATTTTCTTAAAATTATCCATATCACCATTCCGAATACAGCGTAACTGCTGCATTTTTGTATAACACAGGTCAATAATAAAAATTTCTTGGTTGCTATCACAATGGGGATTTGCGCTTGTTAAATATTTGTAATGAGCATTAAGATTTTCATAATCTGTCGGTGTCAATCCAACTCCCCATTTTGAAATATCTTCCGGATTGATTTCTTCCGCATCTTCTTGGGTATTTCCATACTCATCAACAACGGCAACTCGTTTTTCTTTCACTGGTTTTCTATCACCAGATAAAATGTTTGTTGATTTTTTAATTGTATCTTCAAAAGTCTTACCTTTATATTGAGTCATATTCAATCTTTTTAAGTAATTTCCAACAACAATATAAACATCATCATTTACATCACATTTATCAAACAAATCCTCATCAAAATATATATCAAAAGCCATGCACATTCTCTGCATGGCTTTCTTACTGCTTTTATAATTATCATCTTCTAAATGTAATTTAACTTCCTGATTGAAACAATCCTTACATATTGGTAAGTGTCCATGTTTATAAAATGGACTATATGATTTATAAAATTGGGTTTCCGGCAGTGATTCACCGCACCGGCAGCAAATACACTTTTCGACAACCTTTGGCATATTTGCCACCTCCATATCAACTATTTTCTGTAATTACAACTAATAATGTATCGTTAATCTTCGATAATAGAGCTAATATATTTAAGAAAGTTCATAAAATCATTTAATTCACAATTATCACAATCTTCATCACATTCAAAGCAGTCATCATCTTCGTCAAAATTGAAAACAAGTTCAAATTTCAAACAATCATCATTTATGACTGCAATTCTTGAATTGGCATCTCCGTCTAAAAATAGCGCATCAGTATCAATACAAGTGTAATTTGAATTTTTCTTAACTGGTTCAACATCCAAAAATAAATCAGTATCTAATGTAATATAATATTCTCCGTCATACCCATAATCTTCGTGTTTGAAATCAATATGACCAATATCAACATCTTCATATTGCATCAGCCAGCGCAATAATTCTTGCGCCTCATCATAAAATAAAACCGCCGTTACAACTGATTCTTCTTCTGTTGCCAGTTCATATAATAAATTACCCAAATCGGCAATATCATTGAATTCTAATCTCTCCATAATATCCTCACTTTTCGTTAATAGCATCTTTTATGTTTTTACTAAATTTGCAATTAACGGTCTTAATAGGAGGAAATGTTACAACCTCATTTGTTAATGGATGTCTACCTTTTCTTTCACCTCTTTGTGTAACTTCTGCACTTAAAAAGCCTTTCCAAACTATCTTTTCATTTTCTAAAAATGCCTCTGTAAACACATCGACTAAATAATCGCAAATTTGACCAACTTCTTGCAATTCCGATTCACCAACATTATTTTCAGTTCCATATTTTTTTATGGCTAATCGTCTAACAATCTCATTTCTTCCAATCATCTTATCTCTCCTAATTATTACTCAATTTGAATATCACACAACGCCTTAATTCTTTTCTCTTTTGAAACAACAGTAACAGTCTGTTCCGCTGTTCCAACAAGTCTTTTACTGATAGCAAAAGAATCCATTCCATCAACGCATCCGCTTTCAATAACTTTAACATCATCAACAGTTGTCAAACCATTTGTATGCCTATGTCCTAAATAGCACATATCAGGTAATGGCAAATGCGCTTTTCTCGCAAAATTGGTCATATGATAAACAACATTGTTCGCTGTATCTTTATCTCCGTGAGTCGCATAAACCATATGTCCTCTTACTTCAAATGTAGCAATATCACTTTCAAGAATATTGTCCTTAAAACAAACATTTTTAATGTTTTGTAATGCTTTCTTACAAGCAAAAGGAACTAACAAATCAAAATTTTCTCCACGAGTAGTATCTTCTTTATTTTGTGTGACTCTTGAATGGTTTCCGGCAGTAGTATGAATCTCAACATA